TCTACGCTCAGGCTGTTGCTCTTTGTGTTATGTATGATGTCCGGGCGCTTTGTCAGGCTGACATGATACAAGAAGCATCTGCCCTTGTTCTTGTCACCGCTGAACTCAAACGCCATGCCGTAATCCTTCGGGATAACGTCTGCGTTTTCCTGACCGTTAACGTCGCCGAGGATCTCTTCCTCAAACTGCTCTGTCAGCATAACATGCGTCTGAGAACCTTCGTATCCCAGATTTGCTTTCTGCTCAGCGTAGGGACCGTCGTCAGCGAATACAGTGTTACTTGCCCAGTTTGACGGCAGATTGAGTGTCTGCGCACCGGGAAGCGCAAAAGGTGTACTGTATGTATATGCAGATCCATCAGTCTTGCTCAGATCAATGCCGGTGATAGGAAAGATCCTGATATTCTTGATACCATACTTTATCAGGTTGTTATCATGCTTAGCCATAAATAATATCACTCCTGTCTTTAAACTTCAAACTCGTGACACTCAAGCCTCAGGTCATTAAGCCAGTAGACCTCGGTGTCGTAGATAATTTCATTGCTCCCGAACAGCTCTTCCAGCTGTTCGGGAGTCTCAGTATCGGTCTTTCTTACAAAAAGAGATACATAGTAGCGGTTTTCTTTTGCATAGTTCTTATCGTCTGCTTTCAGCGTTTCTGTCTTTATCTTGCTGACGACGATGTAAGGCGGCTGTATAGTGCCTTCCCAACTGTCCACAAATACCGCCCTCAGATCTGTACCGGACTTGATAAAGTCCTGCAATTCTTTGCAGTTTTGAAAACTCATACGCCGCCCCCTTTCAGTTCGTCATAAAAAGCCTGTATCTCTTCCTCTGCGTTCTTCATGATGTGCGGTCGGGCTTCTGTCCGCTGCCTTTTACCGCTGGAGACTATGGCATAGCCGCCTTTCTTGCCTTTGCGCACCCTTATGATGTGGGAGTTTTCCAGCAAGTGCGGCATCGTAGGCTTGGCGGTGTTCCTTACCACCATAGCCAGATCGAACTCGCTTTCGTGTTCGGTCTTTGCCGCCCAGCCTTTGGCATAGTCGCCCTTCTTCTTCGGTGAGTCTCGCCGTATCTTACGTTTCAGCGCATTGGCGTGCTTGCGGAGGGCTTTCTTGCTTTCCTTGCTGCACGTCTTGCCCACGTCATCGAAGATCGCTGCCAGCTGACCATATACGCTATCGTCCGCCATTAGCGATCACCCCTCTCAGACGTATCTCCTTGTGCTGCAGCTGAAAGTCATCACCGCCTACAATATCGTAGGCATCATCGCCCCATATCAGCCGATACAGCTGAGGCTTTTTGACGGCATTGAGCAGGGCAGGAAAGTAGCGGAAATAAAAGTCCATTGCCACATCGTCCTGCATAGCCTTGCCCTCGTACTTCTCGGTGGTAAAGTAAGCAGTGTTGATATGTGCGTGCAGCGTCGGCAGACGTTCGGGCAGATAGCTGTCAGTCTCATCGTCGTATTTTTGCAGTACAACAGGTTTGTCGTAGACGTGTTTAGCCATTACAGTTCTGCCCCCTCTACTCTCAACTGCATCGCAAGGTCTCTTGCCAGCTTGCGGACATTCGCCCCGGGTGTGCCGCTGAGTCCACGGTTATCGTAAAAATCCGCCGCAGCTATCAGCGCAAGCTCGACAACACGGGGATCGCTTTCCTCGTAATTGTTGCCTACCGCCGCAGGCAGCCAACGGCAGGCGGCATTTACAGCACGCTCAAGATTGGTGGTTATCTGCGCATCGACCACATCGATGGGCAGATATCCCTGCAAATCGGATGCCGTTATTACTGCCATGCTTACTCACTCCTTAGATGTCGATATAGCCGTTGACCAGTGCCGCAGTATCCCTTGCCACAACGTCAAGACGCTCGATAGCCCTCATAAGGGTCATGTCCTGCTCAAAAGCGTTGATAGCAGTAGTGGCTGCCACATCACTGGACTTGATGGTTATCTGCTTGCGGTCAAACAGGCTGACAGCCTCCTTCATATCGCCGATGATAAAAGGCACCCTGGTCTTGCCGCTGGCCGCACCTGTCAGGTTAGGCAGATCAGTGGTAGGGATAACACGGATAGGCACTGTGGTAGCACCGCAGCGCAGCTTCAGTGTAGCAGGTGCTGTGGGGTCGGGATTGAGCAGAGGTCTGCCCACACCATCGTCAAGATTGTCCAGCCAGTTCAGACCGTCGTCGTTGGTATAAATAACGCTGGTAGGTTTGAATGCCTGTCCGAGGGTCTTGTTCAGTGCTGTCTTGATACCCTTGATATCCTTAAAGTCGGTGAGGGTGCTCCACTCTGCTGCGATCTCAGCCAGTATCAGTTTGTTATCTGTCACTCTTGCCTCATCGGCTATCCATGCTGTCAGCTCTGCGGTGATGTTCGCATCGCTGTCCTCCAGCAGCTCATCAGTAACTGCGAAGTAGCCCGCATACTTTTCCACGTCATAGTTGAGGACTGTATACTGAGGTGTATTCTTCTTACCGATCTTGCCTGCCTCAGCGACACTTACAAAACCTGTCTGCTGAGATCTCTGCTTGATAGTACGTCTGCCCGACTTGGTCTTCACGGGGATAACGGTTACGTCCTGTCTGAGGGAGTACTTGGCATCTCTCAGGTGCTCGATACGGGTGACGATGTCCTCGGGCACGGTGTAGCCGCCGTCGGCGTCGGTACCCTCGCTCATATCCTTCTGGGTCTGGTTTCTGGGGAAGCCTGCTCTTGCTGCATCTGCAAACTTCTTTACGGCATCGGCTTCCTGCTTCTTGGTATTCCTGTCTGCTATCTGCTTGTCAGCCTTTTCGGCAGCTTCTGCCTTGTCTGCCTCATAGATACGCTTCTGAGTATCGTACTCAGCCTTGAGGGTGTTGTACTCGTCCATCTTCTCGTTTGCCTTTTCGATATCCTTGTTTTCGCCCTCCATGTAGTCCTTGGCAAGCGCCATAACACTTGCCATTCTTGCCAGCAGGTTCTTCATCTGTTCATTCATGGTCTTTTTTCCTCGCTTTCTGTAATCATAAATATTTCCGCCTGAGCTATAGCATAAGCAAGCTTGTGCTGAGCGCACACAGCTCCATTCTCAGGCGTTTTGTTATCCTCGGCGGGTAATTCCTCACCCTTTGTAGCAAGCCCCTTAAACGTGCCTGCCTGAGGCTGTGCGGGTACTGCCACAAAGCTGAGCTCATAAGCGTCCTTTACCTCGTCCAGCACACAATAGCAGATCTTGCCGTTGTAAGTCTCCCCGGGGAGATGACGGCAGTACTTTTCTGTCAGATCTGTACCGCATATACTGCAAAGTGCCTTGCTCACACGGCATGAGGTGCTCACCTCCCGCTTGATACCTGCCTCTATCTCAGAGATAAGACCTGCATTCTCAGCGGTTCGTGCCATGTAGCACTTGCACACCAGGTCGTAGACTTTCTCACCGTTCACGCCGTTGGTCTTCTCGCTTTCGGCAAGGTCTGTGGCGTATATCCTTGCGCACTGCACATCTGCGCTGACCTTGTGGTCCTTGCCGACTGTTCTGCCCACATACAGCTTTTTGAGCTGTTTAAGAGCGTTCAGTGTGAAGGGTTCCAGGTTGCGGTCATCGGTGGAGTTGTCAGCCGCCTTGATCTTAAATGTGAAGACGTCGTCCGCTGTCAGCTCTTTCAGTGCAAAGCTGTTGATGGATTTAAGATCTTCCTCGGTAACGGTATTGCTGCCAAGTCTGCCAGCTTTGATTATGGTGTTAAGCTCCATCATTCTCACCTCCTCTGCTCATATACTGTATACCCGCCTTGCTAAGCGGGATAACGTTACCGTTGACATACAGCTGGTCGCCGCCCTCCCTGTCGGGAAGGTCAAGCAGACGCCTTGCCTCATTGGGTGTGTATACCCCGTTTGTCACAGCTGATGTCAGCGTCCTCATCTGCGTTTCCTGATCTGCCCTCAGCACCACCGAGACGTTGAATTTGAAGTGCAGACCGTTCAGCCTGTCTGTATCGGTCAGCAGTTTCTCGGTCAGTTCTTCCTCGTACTGCTTGATACTGAACAGCATTGTGGAGATATAGAAGTCCAGCTGCTGTGCCTCTGCGCTTGCATAGCTGGATTTTGTATAGTCGCCTATCTGCGTGGGCTTTATGCCGAAGGCAGAAGCTATCTGTATGGCTGAATACTGCTTTACCTCCAGGTACTGGCTGTCGGACAGCTTCATGTTCAGCGGCGTCAGGGTCGAACCATAGGACAGCGGTATGATGTTCTCGATACCGTCTGACTTCAAGTCACCCGTCATGTACCGCTCTACCATTTTCAAATACTTCGCTTCGCTCTCGGGATTAAGGTCGGAAGTATACTGCAACACCGCCTTTGCCGTAAAGCCCGACTCGTACAGCTTGTTCAGCAACTTCTGTGCCTTTCGGGCACCGTCGATGTTCTCAGCCAGTGTTTCACGCACAGGCTTGCCGACCAAGCCATCTAGTGTGTTTGAAGACTTAAAGTGCAGTATCTCCGCATTGCTGAACCTGTGTATGTTGCCGTCCTCGCCCGAGTAGATATACCAGACGTCGGGCGCATCTTTGAGCAAACAGGCGTCATCATACCATACCTCCATGCGTGACGGATCAAGTATCCACAGCTTTGTATCCCTGGGATAGCCGTCTATCAGCGCATAGCTGTTGCCGTAGTGCTTGCGCAGGCGTTCCATGGTGCACCAGAAGATAGCCGCACTCATATACGGGTTCGGGCGGTCGTGCAGTACATGATACAGCGGGTGTCTGCGTTCAGCCACCACACCTGCATCGTTGTCATGCCGCATAAGCTTCAGCGGAAGCTTGCCAAGGCTTTCCCCAAGCACTTTCAAGCAGGTGAAATATGTAGCCTCAGCCAGCGCCCCGCCTTTCAGGGTCCTGTCTATCCCGAGGAAATCAAGCAGGTTGTTGAGTTCGATGTTCTCGGCCCTGCTGCCTTTGAGTATCTGCCACGCCAGCGATACTCTCTTCGATAGTCTCATGTCTTATCACCTCATTCCACGCCCATGAGTGCAAGGTAGTCGTCCAGGGACTTCTGATAGTCCATGGGAGTTTCCTGCTTTTTCAGGGTAATTTTCACAAATCGGGCGTCCACGCAAGCGTCACAGGGGTCTATCCTCCTGCGGCGCTTGCCGTCCTTCTTGTCTATCTTTATCTCACCGAAGCTGTTCTTTACTACCTCGGCGTTGTTAAAGCTAAAAATCAGCAGTTCGTTGTCCTTATCCATGGTCAGCTTGCCCGACTTCGCTTGCAGCTGTATGTCGACGGTGGCATCGTTAAGGTTTCTTGCAGACTGTGTCACCACGATGATCGGGCACCCGAACTGTTCAAGGTCTGCGATGATACCATCAGCGTTGTGTGGATCTATTCCGATGGCTGCAAAATTCAGATCGTACTCAGTTTTCAGCTCTGCCAGCTTCTTGATGATGAACTTGTAGTCGTTTTTAAAGTCCGATTCGCCGCCCGTGACGGTCAGCAGACCTTTCTGCGACCACAGATCATAGGGCGCTATGTCCGACCGGATATGCTCGGCAAGCCTGCCCCTGGGCATAAAGCTGTGACTGTAAAAATATCCGCTGTCAGGCTCATCGTCGTCAAAGTCAAAGGCAAAGCTTACGAGGTCGCCGCCGCTGGACAGGTCAAGCCCGACAGTGCAGGTCTGCCCACGGTATCTCTCCAGCTTTCTGGCAGCCAGGCACTTTGTCAGAATATCGGGAGATATGAACGTCCTCGATGTATCCCTCGACCAGCGGTTCAGGCTTTTTACTATGAAATCCTGCTCCTCACTGCCGCCCATGTCCTTTGCTGTCTGCATATCCTGCTTAAAGGTCTCCCACGCTTCGGTATCACGGTAGAGCAGTGGGTTAGCTTTCTTCGCCGCCTCGATATCCCATGTGCTGTCTGTTTCGTCGGGTGCAAAGATATCCACGAACAGGTCCTCAGCTGACACCAGACCCCGAAGTACAGCCACCGCATAGTCGTCAAACTCCTTGCAAAAGCTGTTGAGGTCGAAGCCCCTTGTGGTTATCATCGAGATCAGGGTCTCCTTGAGCTTCTTTGTTCCGTTGTACAGCGCCTTGTATATGCCGTTGTCA